AGGGCGACGCCAAGCTGCTGGAGATCGGCGGCACTGCCAGCCAGGCCGTGATCGAATATGTGCGCACCTTGCGAGAACTGGCGCTGGAAAGTGTCCACGGCAACAGGGTGGATGCGAGCCGGTTGACAACACCGGCCAGCGGTCGCGCCCTCGAGTTGATGAACCAGGGATTGCTCTGGCTCGCTGACAATCTGCGGGTCAGTTACGGTGAACAGGGCCTGCTTGCGGTGGTGCGGATGATGCTGCGCGCTGCTGCGATCTACCCGCTGCAGGTCGATGGACAGCAATTGCCGCCGCTGCAGGATCACGCATCACTAAGCCTGCGTTGGCCAGCCTGGTATTCGCCGGATTCGCTCGACCGTCAGCGCGATGCCGCAACGGTGACGACCCTGGTCGCCGCCGGGCAGATGTCGCGCGAGACAGGATTGCAAGTCCTGGCGCCAAGCTATGACATCGAGGATGTCCCGGCAGAGCTGGCACGCATCAACGCTGAAAGGACGGCATAGGCGTGGATGAGTCAGCAGTTATTCCCGAGACGGAAATCACTCTGTTGCGGGCGCGCGCGGACCTGTTGGAAACAGCACTGCAGGACACCCGCGATCAGGCGGCACGGCGATTGATCCAGGCGGAGCTGAAGGCCGAAGCCTGGAAAGTCGGCATGGTCGACCTGGATGGCCTGAAACTGATCGATGCCAACGACATCGCCATCGACGACAATGGTGACGTGAAGGGGGCCGCCGCCGTGGTGGCGCGGCTACGCCGGGCCAAGCCGTGGTTGTTCGGTGCATCCAGTTCAAGCAGCCATGCAGGTGTGCCCGCTTCCGCGCCGACGCGGCAAAAGCTCGCCACGGAAATGAGTTTGGATGAGTGGCGCGCCGCTCGGGCGGAACTCTTGCGACGACGTTGACACCGGCGCCGGGAGCGGCGGGGCGCGGTTTCTTGACTGATGGGGGCTAGGCCCCCGCTACTCTGGGGGCTTACATGGGCATACAGAACTTTCCCGCGGCGTTGCAGCCAATTATTCAGCAGGGCTTCCTGGAACGCGAGTTTCAGCAGGCGCTGCAGTCCCGCCTCGGCTATCGCGCCTGCGCAGACCGAGAGGAATTCGCCGTCGGGATAGGCGAAACCCTGACAAAGACACGGGCGGGGCTGCTGCCGTCGGTGACGACACCGCTGGCACCGTCAACAAACACAAATCTGGATAACGGCTTGACGCCGGCCAATTGGGGTGTGGAACAATACACGCTCACACTCAACAACTATGCGTCCACCATGGACCTCAACGTGGTGACCAGCCGGGTCGGTATTGCCAGTCTTTTCCTGCAGAACGCTTATGTCAACGGCCAGCAGGCTGCGCGTAGCCTGGACGACCTGGCCCGCAACGCCTTGTTTGGTGCCTATTTCAGCGGGAACACAAGGGTGCGTACGACGCTGGGGACTTCAGGGCCGAATGTCACGGTCGATGATGTTCGCGGTTTCCAGACCGCGTTCGTAAATGGCGTGCAGCAAACCGTCTCTGCATCGAATCCGCTGACCGTAACGGTTGGTTCGGACGCGTATACCGTTGTGGCCGCTGTGGTTGATGTGACGAATGTCAGCACCACGCCGGGGGGCAGTTCGGGCGTGCTGACGTTCAGCAGCAATGTGACCGTTACCGATGGAACGGCCGGCAACACGGTTCTGGCCGCTAATGCGGCCTTGGTGCTGCGGCCGAACGGACGGACCAACACTGGACTGATCACCACCGGTGATACGCTCGCCATGGCCAACGTGCTGGATGCGGTTGCCAACCTCCGGTCGAACGCAGTTCCAGACATCGACGGTGCCTACAATTGCTATCTTGATCCGATCAGTGCGCGGCAACTGTTTGCTGATCAGGACTTCCAGCGGCTGTTCATTGGCGTTACATCGGCAAACGAAGTGTTCCGGCCCGGGCAGGGCGTCGTGAACGAGTTTCTGGGGCTACGTTTCGTGTTGACGAACGAGTCTTATGTTCAACCACTTGCGACGATCCCGGGCGCGATGATCCGGCGCCCGATCGTGGTTGGCCAGGGCGCGTTGATCGAGGGCGACTTTGCCGGCATGGCGGCGGACGACGTGGCGCCCCGCGACTCGATTGTATCGCTGGTGGATGGCGTGTGCATGGTGACACGGGAGCCGATCGACAGACTGCAGCAGATTATCGCGCAGTCCTGGTACTGGATCGGGGGATTTTGTGCGCCGTCCGATACCACGACGAACAGCCTGGTACTCCCGACGGCGACTAATGCGAATTTCAAGCGGGCGGTAATGATCGAGCATATCGGGTAGACAACGCCAGCCGCAAACGTCGTGGCGCGCGCGGCGGCGCCAGATAGGCCGAGTCACTGCGTGTCATAGGCTGCGTGGAGCAGGCACCTTGTGAAGCCGGCACGCCGGGGGACCAGATGTTCACCGACCAGCAAAAGACGGATATCCGCCGGCATTGCGGCTACCCGGCGTATGGCGCCGCGCCGGCGGGAAACATGGGATGGCGGTTTTTTGTCGCATACGGTGCGCTGGAATATCGGATGAATAATCTCAGCGCCGCCGAAGAGGCCGTCGTACTGACATACATCGCAACGCTCAATCAGCTCGAAGCGGTGGTGCCTCCGACAAGTGACAATCTGGACAGCGACGGCGCGGCGAACTGGCAGCATAACAAGAACGAACTTGCCGACCGGCTGCGCTTGTTGGACGGCTGGCGGCGGCGGCTGTGTGCATTCCTCGGCGTGCCGCCGGGTGAGGGATTGGGGTTCAGCGGCGTAACCTGGACGGTGTGATGGACGGGGCAACGCTGCAGGACCGGCTGAGCCGCGGCATGGGTGTGGCAGCGCGCCGCATAGGAATGCCGTATGTTGTATCCCGACCATGCGGAACGGCGCAGCCGCGGGCACGCTGCAACCGCGTGATCAAGTTGTATGCGGCATTCGAGCCGGGCAATACGGGGGCTCGCGCGATGCCCGGCTACGGCGGTTTGCTGTGGCACGGCATTTTCGACAGCGCGTATACAAGGGCCGGCGATTACCTATCGAGCTGCAACGCCATTTTCTTCGTGGCCGCTCAGCTGCCGTTGGAGCCGGTGCAGTGCGTGCGAACGAACCGCGTTATCGACATTCTTCGCCCAGCGAACCCGGCTGATGGTGGCTATAGCGGCATGGTCGCGGAAACCGCCGAGACCGTGCTTGCGGAATGGCCGGCCTGTTTACAGGCATTGCATGCAGGCACGCGGGGCGCGCCACCCGACTCTCGATTCGGCAACTGGACCGTTTTGCTGCCGGCTCTGCCAGCGGCGCCGCAGGTTGCCGATACCGTAATCGATGATTTGGGTCGGACATTTGCCACCGCGGCGGCAGAAGAGACAGACCTGGGATGGCGGTTGATCGTACGCCAGATCGCGGGCTGAAATACTCGACGAAGGGCAGCACATGTGCCGAAACCGCAGGGGCGCGACACATGCAAGCTGACGCACTGCACGTTGTCACCGCACGCTTCAACCCTTTGCGGTGGACGGCGCCGGAGCGCACCTTCCGCGACTGGGTAGGCCATATACTGGACTCCGGCGCGCGATTGACGGCGGTGGAGGTGCAATACGGCCGCCGGCCGTTCTGCTGCGATCTGCCGCACGTGAACCATATCGGTTTGCGGGCGGATAGCTGGGCGTGGGGCAAGGAATGCGCCCTGAACGCTGCGATACAGCGACTGCCGGACGCGGAATATATCGCTTGGGGCGACGCTGACATTTGGCACCGTCGGCCCGGATGGGCACGCGAAACGGTGGAGCATCTGCAGCACTACAGGGTGTTGCAGACTTGGACCCGCGCGCTGGATCTCGGGCCAAACGACGCGCTGCTCGGGGTGCATCAGTCGTTCTGTTCACAATATCAGGCGGGTGAGCCGTTGGTGGCGGGCGGTCCTCGATTCTGGAATTTCGACGGGGGCTATGCGACGTATCCGCACAGTGGCTATTTCTGGGCGGCGCGACGGGAATTGTTCGATTGGACCGGCGGCTTGTTCGAACTCGCGGGCATGGGCAGCGCCGACCACCATATGGCGCTGGCACTGGTCGGTCTGGTGGAACGCAGCTGGCCGGCCGGAACGAGCGCGTCGTACCGTGCGCATCTTATGCGCTGGCAGGAACGCGCGCGCCGGTTTGTTAACGGCAGGATCGCCGCTATCCCGGGGATCATCGAGCATCGCTTTCACGGTGCGAAACACAACCGCGGCTACCTGAACCGCTGGGACATGTTCGTGCGACACGGCTTCGATCCCGACA